TTGACTACAACTCTCTCGAAGAAGCTCTCACAGGTTAATGAGCTATGGCTAGGGGTCTTTGTACTCCTAGCTATTTTTATTATGATAGAAGCTATGCACACTAACTATCATAGGAAAGCTCATCCACATTGTGCAGGGGTAGAGACACCTCAGAGTCGGATCTCTATCTAATTAGGATCTAAGCCCTCTAAGGAGGATACCTTATTTCCGTCATGACGGTGGGAACAGACCACAACAATGCGCAACAATTTTCTGTACAGTAACGTATATATTTATTTTTTTTCTAACTAAAAATGGCTCAACAGTCAACAGCCCATCAGGCTTCGCTAACCCGTCCGGGTCAGTCGAACTCTACAGGTGACGCTAGAGCGTTGTACCTAAAGCTGTTTAGTGGAGAAATGTTTAAAGGCTTCCAGCATAACGCCATTGCTCGTGACCTTGTGACTAAGAGAACCCTGAAAAACGGGAAATCTTTACAGTTCATCTACACAGGACACACCAAAGCCGAATTTCATACTCCCGGAAACAGTATCCTAGGTAACGATGACGGTGCTCCACCAGTAGCAGAGAAGACAATCACAGTTGATGATCTTCTCATATCCAGTGCTTTCGTTTATGAATTAGATGAAACATTGGCCCACTACGAGTTACGTGGTGAGATCTCTAAGAAGATCGGCTACGCTTTAGCTCAAAAATATGACAGACTTATCTTCCGTGCTATTACACGTGGAGCTAGGGCTGCCTCACCAATAACTAAATCTGGTTTTGTCGAACCCGGTGGAACACAGATTCGTGTTGGTTCAAACGCACAGGCATCTGATGCTGTCGATCCTGACTCTCTTGTAAACGCCTTCTATGATGCCGCAGCGGCTCTAGATGAAAAGGGTGTAAGCCAAGAAGGTCGTGTAGGTGTACTTAACCCACGTCAGTGGTATGCACTTTACAAAGGATTAGATGGTGCAGGAATCGGTGCTTACCTAATCAACCGTGATGAACAGGGTAATGCCTTACAGAAGGGCACTGGCATCATGGAGATTGCTGGCATTAAGATCTTCAAGTCTATGAACGTACCTTTCTTCGGAGAGTACGGTACTAAACTTGGTGGAACTGCAAGTGCTACCGATCCCGGAATCTCAGATCCCGGAAATACAGGTTCATTCGTACAACAATCTATTGAAGATGCACGTAACTCAGTTACAGGTATCAACAATGAGTACGGTAACCAAGGAAACTTCAGCAAGTCTTGTGGACTTATCTTCCAAAGAGAAGGCGCAGGTGTTGTTGAAGCAATCGGACCTCAAGTACAGATTACATCTGGGGACGTATCAGTCATCTACCAAGGTGATGTTATTCTCGGGCGTTTGGCTATGGGGGCAGATTACCTTAACCCTGCAGCTTGTGTCGAGCTATTTGCTGGCGCAGCTACTGGCGAAGGAACATTCTAATTCTTATATTATAGGGAGCTTCGGCTCCCTTTTTTTTACTCTTATGGCAGTCGTATCTTATGGAGTGTCCACAGAACTGGATGCTGTAAATTCTATATTGATGAGTGTTGGAGAGTCGCCTGTTAATACATTAACTGTTCAAAGCCCTGAAGTGGCTATTGCTCAGTCAACTCTTCGGCAAGTCTGCCGTGAAGTTCAAGCAGAAGGCTGGAAGTTCAACACAGAAACACAATATCCTATCAATCTTGACAGTAATAACCACTGTATAGTACCAAATAACGTTTTACAAATTGACCTTAATCACTTTAAACATCTTAATGATTTTGATGTAGTTAAGAGAAGTGATAATGGTGTTATGAAATTATATGATTTAATAGAACATAGGTTTAATTTTGAAAACACAAGTGAAAATAAACTATATGTAGATGTTATATGGATGATAGATTTTGAAGATGTCCCACAAGTATTTAAGGATTATATAACACAAAGAGCCGCTAGGATCGCTACTAACCGCATGGTAAATGACGCTAATGCTGCTGAATTAATGGCAACAGATGAGTCATTAGCTAGAGCTTTAGCATTAGAGTATGATACTAACCAAGCTGATTATAATATATTTAATGATCAGGAGTATCGTACCAATCCTGCTAGTGTTTACCGACCATATCAAGTTCTTAAAAGAAACTAATGGCAGCAATTAATCAACGTATTTCCAACTTTATTGGAGGTGTGTCACAACAGCCAGATCTATTGAAATATCCGGGTCAGGTTAGAGTGTGTGACAACGCAGTACCTGATGTTACATTTGGCTTAACCAAGCGTCCTCCCGGAGAATTTGTGAAGACGCTGACAAATGCTAACAACACTGGATACTGGTATGAAATTTTAAGAGATGGTGATGAGAAATATTTAGTACAAATAACCCCCGGAAATACAGGTTCACATCCTATAAGAATATGGAATTTACTTACAGGTGTTGAACAATCTATGACTAACTCTTCGGGGGATAGTTTATATGCATATCTAGCTGGTGCTACAGAGAGATATGGTATACAAACAGTTCAGGATTATACTATAATAGCTAATCCTCAGAAAACTGTAGGTACCACTGGGACAACAGATGCACCTATTAACAATGCTGATTATGCTTTTGCTAGGTTAGATACTATTGCATATAACACTGAGTATGTTTTATATGCTGGAGCCACAGCACCTACTCCTAATACTTATTATAGAGCTACAGCTTTAGAAGTAAATAAAGGTACAACAGATGGTAACACATGGGATGATACCAATAAGGATGGTAGATATGCTGGCTTAGGTCAATTCTCATTTAGTGGTGGTAATAATATCACAGTCCCGGGAGGTAATCCTACCATTACTGACTTAGAAGGACATGTAACAGTTAATGCCACTAATTTTGTTTCTGGTCATACAGAACATTCAGGTAGTGTACAAGGGTTTACAGCAAACTATGAAACAAGATATACTGCAGCTGTAACATTAAAAGATGGTGGGCTTATTAAGACTACTACTAAGGCAGATGCTTTAGCTGCTTATATTGATATAAGTATTGAAGGTGTAAGTTATAGAGTTAAAGTAGTATCAGTAGAACCAGTTGATACATACGAAGGTGTAGGAAGTATAGCTTTTTATAGATCACCTAAGAATCCTGATAAAGGTAAACTTGGTATGGCTACTATACTACAAGCTTTACACACAGCTGTTAATAGTAATCTTGCTAATGTAACTTCTGAATTAATTGGTAGTGGTTTGTATTTATATGGTACAGCAGCTCCTACAGTTAACTTCCTCGGAGGTGCTGTTAATGAGAACATGAATATTATTGGTAATACAGCACAAGATGTTACTAGATTACCAAGTCAATGTAAACATGGTTATATAGCACAGGTTGCTAACTCTGAGAACGTAGATGCTGATAATTATTATGTAAAATTTTATGCTGATAATGGTACTCAAGGTAGTGGTAAATGGGAAGAATGTGTAAGACCAAACAACTTCTCATCAGGTAGTGACCCTATGGTTAAAGGTTTAGATCCTGCATTGATGCCACATGCTTTAGTTAATAATCGTAACGGTACTTTCAGTTTCAAAAAACTAGATGAAACCACAGCTAATGCTGATAGTAATGATAACTACTGGAAATATAGAGAAGTAGGTGACAATATAACTAACCCATTCCCTAGTATTAATGGCTTAAATATTCAGAAAATATTTTTTCATAGAAATAGATTAGGTCTAATTGCGGATGAACAAGTTGTCATGAGTCGTCCGGGGGATTACTTTAATTTATTCATTGTTTCTGCTTTAACTTTTAGTGATGATAATCCTATTGATATTACTGTTAGCGACATTAAACCTGCTTTTATAAACCATATCGTACCCCATAATAAAGGGGTTATGATGTTTAGTGATAATGGCCAGTTTATTCTATTTACAGAGTCAGATATATTTGGCCCTAAAACTGCTAGATTAAAGAAAATATCTAGTTATGAATGTGATAGTACATTACAACCAGTGGACATGGGAACATCTATTATGTTCACTTCTAATGTATCAGCTTATACAAGAACCTATGAGTCAACTGTATTAGATGATGATGTACCACCTAAAGTTATAGAACAAACAAGAGTTGTACCTGAATATATACCTAAAGATATTACAACATCTAGTAATTCAACTCCTTTAGGTATTGTAACTTTTGGTAAGAAAAATTCTTCTGATATTTACCATTATAAATATTTTGATTCTGGAGATAGAAGGGATCAATCTGCTTGGTATAGCTGGACCTTAGAGGGTACTATGCAACATATGGTTTATACTGCAGGTAGTTTCTATTGTATTACATTACAAGGTAGTGATTATGTATTAAACCGTCATGAGTATGTAACAGATGCTACAAGTGGTAGAACCTATGTATTAGGTGGAGCTGCTGCAGATGTGGGATCATCAACAAAAATAGCCAGATGGTTTGAGCCATGTCTTGATAACATGACAATACCAACTGCTATCAACTATACAGCTCAAGGTGGGTCTGTGACTGGACCTGATTTTACAGATTTAACTATACCTTATACACCCACAGCTGCAACAAACTTCTATGCTATAGCTCTTTCTGGTACTGATGCTGATGGACACAATGTAGCAGGACAAGTTATAAAAGCTGATTCAGTTAATACTAATAAAGCCACCTTCCTTGGGGTTAATATGACTGGATGGACAGTAGCTTGTGGATATCGTTATACAACAACTGTAGAACTCCCTAATTATTATTATGCTCCTGAACCTAATCAATATGATTTAGATGGTGAATTAAGAATATCAGGTTTTAACTTTGAAATGGGTGTGTCTGGTCCTATCGAATTTCATTTATCCTCTAATTATGCTGATATGGATGATCATGTTCAATATGAATCTGGTATGAAATTAGATGATTCTGATTTTGGTAAGCCACCTTCTAAACTAAGTAAAACAGTTAGAGTACCTATACAGAAAAAGAATGAAAAATATAAACTACAAATAAAAGTACCTGACCCCTTTTCCACCGCTATTGTCTCCGCAAGTTGGGACGGTAGATATAATCCAAAACGACATGTACGAAAGTAAATTTAGTTACAAACTTAAGCCCTGCACTCCTGAGTTAGCTCTTAGTGTAGGGCAAAATTTACGTTGGGAAGACCGACGTGAAGTAGAAGAAACTCTGCCCGGTTTTTGTGGCGAGGCAATTACTGTTAATAGTTATTATCTTTCCGAGTATGGTGGATGCGTTTATTTTGAGAATCCCTACGGCAAGGCTGCTGGAGTGGCAGGTGTTACTCCACAAAATGTTATATGGATGCTTTGTACTGATGATAATTCAAAGACTCCTACTACATTTGTGAGACTCGCACGACGCTGGGTAAATTCTTTACCTAATCCTTACTTAATGAACGTGGCTGATATGCGCAATGAAGCACATATTAAACTACTTAAACTACTTGGCTTCACTTTTCTTCGTTATTATGTCCACAATAATGTACCTCTTATAGAGTTTATAAAATTATGTGCAACGCCATAGCTGCTGCAGTAATAGTTGGTGGTGGTACTGCTATAGCTGGTATAAAAAAAGCAAACGCTGACTATAATGCAGCCAAAGCTTCAGCCAGAAGGCAGAACCAGATAAACCAACTGCAGTATCAAAATGAATTAAATATCAAAGCCCGTAAAGACCTGATAAAGAGTAGAGAATACGAACGTAATCTTGAGGCACAAGCAGCTGCAACTACAGCTTTATACAACCAAAAAGCACTTAACCAACAAGAACAAACAAGAGCTTCAATAACTGCACAACAAGAGTTAAAAGAAAAACTAAACGAAATGGCATTTGAAGAACAAAACAATCTCATCAAATCTATTCAAGCACAAGGTACTATATTAGCAGGTGACCAACAAGCTGGTCAATCATTGCTATTATCAATTATGGAAGTTGATAGACAATTAGGTTTTGAGGCTGCTCAAACTAATGCTTCCATGAGAGATGCTAATACAGCTTATGGTATACAAGAATATGGATTTGGTCTAGATAAATTTAGTGCTGATATGGCAGCTATGAACAGACTTCCCGGAGCACCTTCTAAGCCTTGGGCTGAGTTCTTACCACAGAAACGACCTGATGCTCTCATGCCTTCTAAAGCTGCTAGAAATGCTGCAATATTTGGAGCAATCATGGGTGGCGCAAGTGCTGGACTATCTGCAGGAAAGAGCTATAGTAACACTACTTGGAGCACCAAAGGTGGCGGTAAGGAATCAGAAAAAGGTTCATCAACAGACAGCTCAAAGGATAAATAATGGCATACAAAAGACAAACTAGAACCCCCTTTGGGTTACAAAACAGAACAGGCTTTGATCCTTCTAAACGTCTTTTTGCTGAATCACAAGATCAGTCTAAAGAAGAAGCAGATTTTCTTAGAAATGATGAGAAAGCAGGTCAAAAGTATAACCAAAACCTAGAGTTTTGGAAAAAATATCTTGATGAAGCAGGACCAGAAGCGGCAGAAGTTAAATTCTGGACTGAGAATGTTAAGACAGCTGCTCATGCTGCAAAGGCAATCCCTTTAGCAAAGCAAGCTTATCAAGATCATGTTATTGGTTCAGCCAGAAAAGACTGGCAAGAGATGGACTCTGATCAAAAGGAAGAAATAAAAGCCAGAACAAGAGATTTATTTAAAAGAAGTGGTGAGATAGATTGGAACACAACTAACTTAGCACTTCAATTAAAAGAAGCAGGTCTTACTAAATATTCTAATTTCCTACTAGGTCGTTCATCTACCTATCAAACAGCTATCATGCTTGAATTAGCAGAAGAAGCTAAGAACGGTCTTAATCATAATCTTACGAATGGTTTAGCTGATACCGAGGAAAACTACCAATTTTTTGATGTCAAACAAGGGAAGATGGTATCGTTTGCTGCAAGTGATATTTTTACAGATCCTGAACTTGCTGATGCTAAACTATCTGCTTATATAGAACAACATAAAAATGACGTACTACAATTAGCTACATCTGGTAATATTAGATCAGATATAATCCACTCTTTGATAGGAGATAAACTTGATACAATTGGTCAGAAATTTGAAACAACACAGTTAGGGATACAATCTAATACCTTAGCTAATAAGAGGTTAAAGGACTTAAGTAGTAACCTTACACATTCTCTAAGTTTGGCTATAACCCCTAGCGGAGATAATTACCAGTTAGGTGAGATTGACGTTGCAGATTTTTCTGGACAACTTGCAGTGTTTGTACAGAGAGCAGAAGCACTTTATCATGCACGGAAAGATCCAAATGCGAAGGAGAAGGCTAAACTTTTATTAAGATTAACTTTAAGACAGTGGGCAGATAAGCAAACGAACAAGGAAGCTGCTTATACATTTTTAGACGACATGTCTAATGGTAGAATACTAGCTTATGCAAGTGGTGATAATAAAGACAAGATCGTACTTAAAGATGTAGGTAATCTTGCGAATTTAGATCCTACCATGTTTGGTTCTTTCCTAACTCCTTATGGTAGTGAGGGTGCTCCGGGTTACCAAGGTGAAATAACTGAGAATATGCTTAAGAATAACCAGCAGGCAACTAGACTAATTGAGTCTGCTGGTTTTCGTCCTAAGACAATTAATGGTGAAACGTATGATCCAACTAAACCAGAACATGCCCTTTGGGTTAATGGTAAATTAAACCCAGAATGGGATAATACTTGGCAGTATGATATGGCTGAAAAGTATATTCTGCGAGGAGATACTCAGATACCACAAGCAGAAATTGAAAGTGCTTTAGAAAAGCTAACTAGCCAAGGTATATATGATGTTAGATTATTTAACTCAATTAGGTTTTCTAATAGACAGTATCATTCCTACGATCATACAAAGAAGGAATTAAATAAATCAGGAGCACCTAAACTGAACATCGTCGGTCATGGTGATAACCGACAGGTATCTAGCAAAGATGTCGAAGAGAGTAAGTGGAATAAAAAAGCACTACTCGAATACTTGGATAAGGAAAATATTCAGGTCGTAGATCAAGTTTATGGTGGAAGTGATGGCGGGGCAGCTCTGCTAGCTTTACAAGAAAAAGTCACAAATATAGTTCTTCGTGGTACTCCGTTGACACCAACTAAACAGGCTATAATACAGGAGGCTCTTTCAGAAGTACAGGAAGCGATTCTTAAGGAAGAAAGTGCAGGAGCAGAAGTAGTAGCTCGTTTAGGTCCACAGCACGATAGAATTGCATTCATAATGAATGATGATAGAGAAGGTAGTATTTTAAATAAATTAAGAATGAGTGTATTAAACCCCGGAGATCCAAATCATGTAACTAAAGAGGGTGAAACTCCTAATCATCATTTAAGTAAGACAGGTTGGGGTCGGCAGGAAAGAAATAAAGATACATTAAGGTTAAATCAAATCAAATCATCTGAATTCCAACTAAATCAGTATCTTTCTAAGCCAGAGAATGATGGTAAAACAGCTTCTACTTCAGTGCAGTTTCTAAATTCCGAGCAGTTAGCATCGATTGAAAAAGGCTCTTATAATTGGGGTAGGCGAACTAATAAACAGATGGATTACACTGGTAAGCTGCCAAATTATGTTGTGAGAATGGCTTTAAAAGCAGGAGAAGATCCATGGGCTTTTGTAAATAACCAGAGACAAAAAGCTGGTTTACCACCAGAAGATAATATGGTAAGACCAGCTGCAGTTGAGGCTTTATATGCTAATGGTTTTAATGTAAAAGATTTAAAAACTATATTTAAAATTGCTGGTGATAACTTTAGTAGTGTAACACCTAATAAAGCTTTAAACTTTACAATAAATAGCTCAATAAATACGATGTTGAAGTCAAGAGGTTTAACTGAAATACCTAATGAAAATAGTGCAAGAAGAGTTCTGGATCAATTCGACTATACACATAGAGATGAGTCAGTTCATGGTGCAGCTAACCCACAATTAGGTAAATATGGTATTTTATATCAAGATGCTAAACGTATTATAGAAGCTAGTGGTGACACTTTTAATGAAGCGGATTTCCTTGCTAATAAAGGTGGTATACAAGAAACGGTTATCAAATTATTCATTTCTGAAATAAACGTCAAATCATGGGATGCAGAAAACACAGTACCGACAAGTGTAAGAGGTACAGCAAAACCTAGAAACTTAGCACGTGTACTACGTCATATTCAAAATCGTATTACACTTGGACCTAGTTATAACTTCGATGGTGTTATTCCAGATAATATAAATATAGATGAAAGCACCCTTCTGTTTAACGGTAGTAGGATGTTGAATAATTATAGACAACAAACTCATGGAGCTTATTAAATAATGGAAGAACAAAATATACTAGCTGATGTTGAAGCAGGTAAAGGTGATATCCTAAGTGAAGTTGAACTTTCACAACAAGGGATAAACCAAATAAGTTCTCCACCAGAATTAGGTATAAGCCAACCTGATCAACCAACTGATGTTAATCACTCTAACCCTTTAAATACGGAAATAGAGGGTGAAGAAGAAGGTGTGAATCCATTACAAGAAGTTGCTTCTGCCGTAGGTGGTGGTGCTGTCGATGCTATTGAAAGTGCAGGTGGATTTGCAGAATTAACTGGTGATACAATAAAAACAGGTTTAAACGCACTACTAGGTAAAAACGATGAGGAACAAAACCCTTTTAGTGAACAATATATCCATGGTGACGGTAACTGGTTAAACGTACCAGATCAAATAACTGGTCCGAGTGGTAATGTTATTTGGGAAGATTCACAACCAAGAACAGCAATAGGTAAATTTGGTAGAGGACTCGTAGAGTTTGGTTTACTAAGTTGGGCTACTGCAGGAGTTGGTGGTGCTGCTTTAGGTGGAGCACGTGTAGGAGTACGTGGCATAGCTGCTGCTAGATCTATGGGTGTTGGTGCTCAAGGTTCAAGATATCTTAAATTAATCACTAAAGGTGCTAAAATAGGTAGTGAAGGAGCTATTGCAGATTTAATTTCTAGTAGCTCTGAACATGCTAATATAATGAACTTAGCTCAAGAAAATATACCTTGGGCAGTACCTATAATTGGTGATATGATAGCTGTTAAACCAGAGGATAATCCTTGGACAGCTAGATTTAAAAGTGTTGCAGCTGGAGCAGGATTGAATTATGTAGGCCATGCTATTGGAGCTATATATAAAGGTTTCTGGGAAGCTGGTAGAGCACGTATTAATGGTAAATCCGTAGATGAAGCAAACATTATCGGAAATGAAGCAGCTGCGAATGACTTTACAGTTAATACTGCAAAAGATGAAGACGGGATTACTGCGATGGCTCTTGATGATTATCAACAGGGTCGTGGTATTTCTCGTGCAGAACCGTTCGATGAGTATTCACGTACCTATCTCTCTCCAGAAGAGTACGATGAGTGGGCTACTAAACGCTCAAGCACTCTTGATGAAGATGCTGTAAGAACTAATGAATTAGAAGCTCAAGCACAAGCTCGTGGTGAAGAAGCTGGTGATATATGGGATGAAGAACTACAGACTAATACATTACGTGACATAGAAGATAGTAACAGGCAACCAAGTCCATTTGTCAATGACAATCAATTTACTCAGACAGAGAAAGCAACCTATTCAAAACCAGATAATGCCACACGTAAGCATTTATCTGAGACTATTGAAAGTAGGAAACTTGGTGGAGAAAGTGTCAGTGATACTACATTAATCTCAGAGAATGATATTAAAGCAGTAATACGTGGAGATACTCATACTCGTAATTTTGATAAAGCACTTGCAGATGAAATCACAGAAGCTGCATTTAAAAGTGTTGATAATAGATTACCTTGGAAGGAAGTTAGGCGTACTATTCTAATACAAGCTAATGATATTCTAGATATCCTAGAAGGTGGTGGAGATTTAGGTAAAGCATTTAAAGATTCATTAGAAGATCCTAACAATAAAGCATTCCGTCTTTATTCTGATGGACCCGGAAACCAAGTAATCACTATATCTCCTACTCAAAAGGCAGCTAATGTTCTAGTAATGAAATCATTAGCTAGAAAGATACAAACTACAGCGCAAGCTGCTGTAGCTATAGCTGATGATGTACCTATTGGTAGACAATCAGATATGATGATTGATCAACTTCAAGTCTTATTGAAAGAGAATAAGAAAATGGGTATCATGTGGGGTCTTGATGGTAAAGCTCAACAGCAATACACCTTGTCTCCAACCTTAGAAAGGATGAAAAGACAGAGTTTAGAGGTTATAGATCAAGAACTTGATGAGTATACAGGAGAACTTCGTAAACTTATTAAGGATGAAAGATGGCAAGAGTTAGAGGATTTAGCTGAATTACATGAATTATCCGGTGGTAAAGTAAGAACTATACACCATATTAATGAGTATCTACGTTCTATCCTTAGAGGTGGACGTATGGATGATGTGCATATCAAAGGTAGGGTTCGTAAGGAGTTACAGGGTACATTCTTTAATTCTGTACTTAGTTCCTTTGCAACACCAATTAAAGCTATAGCTGGTACCAACATGTTAGTTGGACTAAGACCACTTCAAGCTTGGATGGGTGCTGGTTTAAGAGGTAATCGTAAAGAGATGTTCATGGCTGCATCCCAAATGGATAACATGGGTAAAGCATGGGCTGAAAGTTTACAGATGGCTCAACATAACTGGGATCTGGGCGTTAAACGTAAAGGACAAACATACCAAGGTAAGTTCGACTATGATGCTGATTTACAAGAATGGAAAGGTTTAAAACAATACTATGAAAGGTATGGTAGTGCAGCTGAAAAGAATGCTTATGGTGCTTTAGATGTTATTGTTAATATAAACTCTAGTCCTTGGGTTAAGTATAGTATCAATGCTATGGGTGCTGGAGATGCTGCTGCACGTACTATGATTGGTCGTCAGACTATGCGTATGAGAGCTGCGTCAAAAGCATGGGATGATGCTATAAAAGATGGTACATGGACTGATGGTAAAACTCTTAAAAAGATAGCTGCTGATGCTGAAGAAGGTTTCAGAAATGAAATTTTCAAACAAGATAAAGATGGAATGTGGGTAGTCTCTGATAAAGGTGCCTCAATGGCAGGTGATGAAGCTGCTATGTCAAGAGGACTCCAAGAGAATTTTAAAGGTTTTGAATTGATTTCTAATATTCCGGGAATGAAAGCATTCTTCCCATTTGTTAGAACTGGTTTTAATTATTTAGATGTTACTTTTCAACATACACCTTTAGCTGCATTTACAGATAAATATCATGATATTAAAAAACTTGCTTCTGACCCAAATCCATCCAAACGTTTATTAAATAAATATGGGATAAGACCAGATGATCTTCAATACGAATTAGCTGTAATGGAAGGTCGTATGGCTATGGGTACCAGTGTTATAGGTCTAGCCACTTTAGCTGCTCTACAGGGTAGAATAACAGGTAATTATCCTGTTAATAAAGAGGATGCAGATTTATGGCGATTAAATGGTATACCACCTAAATCATTTAAACTAAATGATGGGACATATGTATCTTATGATAAGTTAGAAATCTTTAACACTATATTTAGTGCAACAGCTAATGTAGTTGGTCATTCTGATCTCTTAGGGGAAGAGGTGACTGATGAATGGATGAAGAAGCTAGTTTATATGACTTCTGCTGTACTTGTAGATCAATCTATGCTTGGTGGTGTAGAAGATTTAGCAAGGTTAATGAACCCACAAACAGCTGAAGATTTATTACTTAGAAGTGGAACTCGTTATTTACGGTCACATTTACCATATGCTGGTTTATCTGGACAAATTTCTGATGTACTTGATGCTAATGAAAGAGAAGCTAATACTTTCTGGGAAATGCTAGGACAAAGGGATATAATAGCTAGACAACATCTACCTGTTAAATACGATGTTCTTAATAAAGAACGGGTAGCAAAGCCTCTTAGGTTTGGTCCAGAACAACCTTTATGGAGATTGGCAAATAGTAATAGTTTAGCTGCTGTTACACAAATAGAAGGTGATGAATTAAAAGAGGCTTTACATGCTATACGATTTAACATGCCTGAGACTTTATCTACCTACCGTGGTGAACCTTTAAGTTCTCAAGAGAAGTCTGCTTTTGAAGAATATCTATCAACAAGTGATTTAAGAAAAGATTTATTACGTGTAATACGTCACCCTGCTTTTAAAAAATCTCTAGAAAAATATCAAAAGCTAAACTTAAAAGAAAGTGATGGATACAAAGTTGGAGATCAGATTTTCTACCAAGCTATTCAGAAGGTATTTAGTCGTCATAAAAGCGCGGCTATGCGACACTTGATTGCACAGAACGGGCCACTCGCTACACGTTTATTAGAACGAGAAGCTAAAAAAGAAGTAGGTAGAAAAGGTTTATACCTAAATGAAGAATTTACATCATATTTAATCAACGATTTTCCAAAATAAGCACTATTCCTATACATTGATTATCAATGGCAGTTACAACTAAAAAAACATTTGCTGCTACGACTAATAGTAGTACAACTACTTTTGGTCCTATCGGTATCGAACTGAATAACCAAGATGATCTAGATGTATATGTAACCCTGACAGGTGCCGGATCAACCAGAGTTCTGCAGTATCGCCAATCAAGCGGTGGTACTACAGACTCTAACCACCCACAGGTTAATGATACAACTGGATTATATTTCCCCTCTGTACAGACTGGGGTAACATTATACAATTATACAATCTCTGCTGATAATAACAATATTATCTTTAATTCTGCTTTACCAAATGATGCTACAGTATCTATTGAACGTAGAACTAGAGATGGATCAGGAGACTATACAAGCTTTGCAAGTGGTAGTACAATCAGATCAACTGATATTAATAATGCATTTGATGAAGTAAGGATGACAGCTGTAGAAGCTAGAAATAAAGCATTTGATCTACAAAATACATATGACCATTATGGTGATGGCAATGTATCACTAACAACAGGGAAGACAATAAAATTTGAAGGAGCGACAGATAATGATTATGAAACAACTTTAACAGTTACTGATCCTACAGCTGATCGTACCTTTACATTCGGAGATGAGTCTGGTACTATTGTAACAACTGGTAGTAGTAATTATATCACTACATCCCATATTGTTGATAGTGCCGTAACAACTGCTAAGTTAGGAGCTGATGCTGTAACAGGAGCTAAGATCGCTGATGACGCTATAAATTCGGAGCATTATGTAGATGGATCTATTGATACAGCTCATATAGCTGATTCACAGGTTACTACTGCTAAGATAGCAGGCGATGCAATTACTGGAGCGAAAATAGCTGATGATGCAATCGATTCTGAGCATTATACTGATGGTAGTATTGATACTGCTCATATTGCCGACAGTCAGGTAACTACAGCAAAGATAGCTGGAGATGCTATTACTGGTGCAAAGATAGCAGATGATGCTATAGATTCAGAACATTATACTGATGGCTCTATTGACACAGCACATATTGCTAATAGTCAGGTTACTGGAGCTAAGATTGCAGGAGATGCTATAGATGGGACTAAGTTAGCTGACGATGCTGTTGACTCTGAACACTTAGTAGATGGGTCTATTGATACTGCACATATTGGTGCTTCTCAGGTTACAACAGCTAAGATAGCAGATGATGCTATTACTATAGCTAAAGTAGGTTGTGAACAAACTACTATATCTGATAGTGATTCTCATGTCCCTACCTCTGGAGCTGTTGTAGACTATGTAGCAGCACAGATAGCACCTATTGGTGGTTTAGAAGTAATTGCAGATGAAGATAATTTTCCTACAACTCAACCCGCAGCTGGTGTTGTAATATCAATAGCTGATGCAGGTGGTGTAGTATTTAATGGTAGTGGTGTATCTACTACTGCTAGGACTGCTGGTAATGGATCTGATAACGTAACAATCAATAATGCTCCTTCTAGTCTTTATAGTGAGACTTTAGCAGCAGGTGTTGGTATGCAAGTCAGCTCTACTGGATCAAGTCATACTTATAATTATCATAAAATATTAGCAACAGAATCTGATGTTAAACAGTTAAGTGATGATATAAATGACTTTAACAGTAGATACCGTATAGCAAGTTCAGCACCGGGATCAAGTAATGATGAAGGTGACTTATACTTTGATACTACTGCCAATAAGATGTATGTGTATGATGGCTCTGCATGGGGTCAGGTTACATCTACAGGTGAGTTTAAGATATTAGGTGTAAAAGATAACGGCCAAGCACATAATGGTTCTGGTCCTACATTTAATGGATCTAATGATCAATATGATTTATTTGAAGGTACTAGTGATGCAACTATAACCCAATCTGCACAATTAACTGTAGTATTAAACGGTGTTCAACAAAAACCTAATGATGGTACTTTCAGTGGTAGTGAAGAAGGTTTCTATTTAGATGGAGCTGATGGTATTAGATTCTGTGATCCACCTCCAAGTGGTTCTACATTATTTGTAATTAAATCAGGTTCAGCTACGGATATCGGTGTACCAG